CTCAGATGATGCAATCAAAAAAGAGTGGGTTGAAGATGAGATGACTTGGAGTGACGTATACTCAAAGAAACCTGTAGAATATTTGGAAGCGGTTTCTCGTGGTGAAGTTCCACGTTGGGATTCTGATTTGAAAAAATATGTTTATGGTGACTCTGTTGAGGACATGACAATGGGTGGAGGTACACAATCTGAAAAGACTTATGACCCTCAATCTGAAATGGACCCAGACGAGGAACTACCATTCTAATTTAATGAGCATGGACACTTGCATAGACATAGTGTCCATGCTCTTTTTTTAAAAAAATACAGACAATGAAAATAAGAAAATTAATGTACGAATCGCTCATCAAAAAGTATGAGAGTGAGATTGCTGAGGCTGAGGCAACTTTAATGGTGTACATGGAAAACCCTGTTGGTATTGGGGAACATCCACAACACTTGGAAGAGATGGACAAGTTTGTCGAGAAATTAGCTAATGCAAAAGACAAGTTAGAAAATTTAAAAGAATTCTACAAATACAATTATGGCAATTAAGAAAAAAGATTTTAAAGATATTAAGAAACAGTTCTCTACATCTGCGAAATACAAACCACAACGTTTTTTCGATTTAGGAACTGACTTCTTGGATGCAGTAGGTTTACCTGGTCCTGCTATTGGACACATCAATATGTTTTTGGGACACTCAGATACGGGTAAGACAACTGCGTTGGTGAAGACTGCGGTGGATGCACAAAAGAAAGAAATTCTTCCTGTGTTTATTATTACCGAGCAGAAATGGAGCTTTGAACACGCAAAGTTGATGGGATTCCAATGTGATGAAGTTGTGGATGAGGAGACGGGTGAAATCGATTGGGACGGATTCTATATATTCAACAACAACTTTGACTACATCGAACAGATTACAGATTATATCAATAGTTTGTTGGATGCACAAGAAAAGGGAGAGTTGGACTATAGTCTATGTTTCCTTTGGGATTCAATCGGTTCAATTCCATCTAAGATGACTTTTGAAGGTAAGGGTGGTAAACAACACAATGCTGCTACATTGTCAGACAAAATTGGTATGGGTATTAACCAGCGTATCTCAGGTTCACGTAAGGCTGATTCCAAATACGAAAACACTTTGGTTATTGTTAACCAACCGTGGGTTGAACTTCCTGACAATCCGTTTGGTCAACCAAAAATTAAGGCAAAAGGTGGTGAGTCTGTTTGGCTTAACTCATCTTTGGTATTTTTGTTTGGTAACCAAAAAGGTGCTGGAACTACCAAGATTACAGCAACCAAAGACAAGAGAACTGTTAAGTTTGCAACTCGTACCAAAGTTTCCGTTATGAAAAACCACATTAATGGTTTGGGTTATGAAGATGGTAAAATTATCGTAACACCACACGGGTTCTTGGCGGGTAAAGAAGCTTCAGAAGAAAAAGCATCTATTGAAGCTTACAAAAAAGAACATTCCGATTATTGGAAACAAATTATCGGAACAGATGGTGAGTTCACACTTACTGAGGAAAAAGAAGTTATTGAATAACATAAAACTTAAATTGTGACTAAGACACTTTTAATTGACGGAGACAATCTATTCAAAATCGGATTTCATGGGGTAAAAGAATATTACCACAATGGGAATCATATTGGGGGTATTTTTCACTTCATCAATACACTTAAAAAGTTCTTACAAGAGCACAATTATGATAAGGTTATAGTCTTTTGGGATGGAGAGAATAACTCCTCCCAAAGACGACTTCTATTACCTCAATACAAACAAAATAGACGTTCAGAAACCAATGAGTTGAAGCGTCAATCACATGACTGGCAAAAGTCCCGTATACGTCAATATTTGGAGGATATGTTTATTCGTCAGATATGTATTGACAACTCGGAAAGTGATGATTTGATATCTTACTATTGTCAAATTTCTGTTGATGAGAAAAAAACAATTTTCTCAGCCGACAAAGATTTGACACAACTCATTTCTGAAAACGTTGAAATCTATTCTCCGATTAAAAAAGAATATCACAAATACGGAGAAAGAATTAATATTGGTAATCTTTGGATACCCCACCAAAATGTTGTAACTTATAAAATATTAACTGGTGATAAATCAGATAATATTGATGGGATACTTTTGCTTGGTGAAAAAACAATTATTAAATTATTTCCCGACTTACTTGAAAAAACAACTTCTGTTTCCGATATTTTTACAACAATCAATAATTTTAGTGAAGATGAAAAGAAACAAAAATCTGTATCAAACATTCTCGAAGGGAAAACAAAACAAGGATTACTCGGTCAAGAATTTTTCAATATCAATAAAAAACTTATTGATTTGTCCAACCCACTAATATCTGACGAGGGTAAAGAAGAAGTCAAAGCTTATTATGAAGAAGAGTTGGACCCTGATGGTAGGGGTTACAAAAATCTTATGAGACTAATGAACGATGATGGAATTTTCAAATACCTTCCAAAAACAGATAATCAGTGGGTTGAATTTTTACAACCATTTATGAAACTATCAAGAAAAGAAAAAAAACGATTCAATACTAAAAATTAAAATTATGAAAGAACAAATGCAAGACACAACAAAGATGGAGTTCTTAATGACTTTGAATGACAACATCATCGTACAGAGATTCTATAACGTGAAAGGGTACAACCCCAAAGCGAGAAGAAGTTTGGAAGTTGGTGCCATTCTTAAAGAAGTTGCCGAACTAGTCGAAAACAACCTTAGACTAAAATCTTTGATTTACATGGTTGACAATCAAGACCAAATTATTGCCGACCCAGAGATTTTGGAAACATCTAATACGGAAGGTCCAGAATACTTTAACTTGTATGTAAAGATTGGAGATGAGACAATTTGTCATAGAATAGTTGATGCCAAATTGTACCCACCAAAGGTAAGATATACCGTAGACATACGACCAGAGTTGAAAATCATATTGAGGGGTCTGACTGACATTTTTTCAGCTGAAAATTTATCTTACAAATACATGAATTATCAGCTCGCTTAAGAGTATTTATAAATCCGAGAGGTAGTAAAACGTTATTAAAAATTATGTCAAACGATAAAAATTTTGGTTATTTAGGGAACACATTTCAAATACAATTATTAAACAATATTATACTTAACAAAGATTTTGCTACATCTATCGTTGACGTTTTAGACCCCAAATATTTTGATAATCAATACTTCAGACTTATCATGCAAATGATAAGGGAGTATTATGTAAAGTATGAACATGCACCGACCTTTAATACTTTAGACCAACTAACAAAATCTGAAATTACATCACCAATGGCACAAAAAATGGTGATGGATATGTTGGAACAAGTAAAAGAGTGTCCAATAGAAGGTTCAGATTTTGTCCAAGAAAAATCTTTGAAATTCTGTAAACAACAAGAACTTCAAAAAGTGATGTCGAAAGCACAAAAAATCATCGATAAGGGTGATTTTGAAAGTTATGACCACTTAGAACAAATGGTTCGTGAAGCTCTACAAGTTGGAGAAGTTGAAGTTGGTACATCTGACGTATTCTCAAACTTGGACGAGGTTTTGGATGATGATTACAGACATCCTATTCCGATGGGAATTCAAGGTATTGATAATCTACTTAAAGGTGGATTGGCTAAAGGGGAGATTGGTGTAATATTGGCACCGACAGGTGTTGGTAAGACTACAATTTTGTCTAAAATAGCGAACAACGCATTTAATCTTGGGTATAATGTACTACAAGTATTTTTTGAGGACAATCCTAAAATTATACAACGTAAACATTTTACTATGTGGACAGGTATTGCTCCTGATGATTTGTCAAACCACAGAGAAACTGTATTAGAAAAGGTTAAAGAAATTAAGTCAAATACAAAAAATATCTTAACTTTGAAGAAATTGCCATCAGATACTATGACTATGAATCAAATTAAAAATCAAGTTAGAAAAATGATGGCGGAAGGTAATAAAATAGACATGATAGTGATAGACTACATTGACTGTATTGTACCTGACAGAAAACTCGAAGATGAATGGAAA